AGAGAAAAGGGTTGGACTCCTAGCCCATCTTTAGATAAACTAAGGAAAGCAACAATTAATTGGGTTCTTCAACCTTTAGGAGATTCAGAGGATCGCTATCTAAACAAAAAGTTTTGGTTAGATCAAAGTGATAATCTCATGTATCGTGGTAAGGCTGAAGGCTTAGCTGATACTAGGAGAGCTAGGGTTCCTGCTTTCTTTGAAACCTCTAATAGTGATTTACCGAGTTACGCATAATGGGTTGGTGGAATAAAGTTTGGAAAACAGTTACTGCCCCAGTTAGGGCAGTTGCAAACGTCGTTAAAGATGTAACTAAAACTGTTGTAAACGTAGCTAAAGATGTAGTAGATAAAACTGTAGATATAGCTAAAGATGTTGTAGATACAACTGTAAAAGTTGGTGAAAACATAGTTAGAGGCGTTAAAGATGTAGGTAAAGGTATTGCTCGTGTAACTAATGAAGTAGTTGAAACTATATCAGGTGCTAAAGAGCGTAGAAAAGCTAGAGAAGATTTAGCTAGAGCAGAGGCAGAACAAAGAGAAGCTCAAGAAGCTTATGACGCAGAAACTAAAAGAATAGAAGCAGATTTAGCAGAGCAAAAGCGTTTATCTCAAACAGCTCAAGCAGAACAAGATGCTGCTCAAGCTGAAGCAACTCGTATAGAACAAGAAACACAAGAGAAAACACGTATAGCTGCGCTTGAATCTAAAAGAATTTCAGCTTCGTCTACAGTACAAGCGAGAATTACAGAAGCTAGAGAGTTAGCTGCACAAAGAGAGGCAGCTTTAGCTGCTGAACTTGAAGTACCAAAAGAAGAAGGTGATGTTTCTCAACCAACTATCACGAGAACACCTATTTCAACACCGTCTCCTGGGGGTTATGGTGGTACTGATCCTGGTGCTATTAACCCAACTGGTTTGAATATATGATTCCTACTATTGATGATCAATTAATAGCATATTTAGAGGAGGTCTATCCAGATAAGGCTCCAGATATTAGTATGGAAGAGAAACAAATATGGTTTAATGCTGGACAAGTGGCGGTTGTACGTCATTTGAAGGATCAGTTTAGACTACAAGAAGAAACTAAGTACAACTAAAATATGGCAGAACCTGTATCAACCACCGCTATTCTTATTGGTTCAGCCATAGTTGGTGGAGCCACAATATATTCAGCACAAAAGCAAGCTGCTGCTGCTAGAAGAGCTGCTAAACAAGCGAGAGAGAACGCTAAACAAGCGAGAGAGCAATCTGATAAAGAGATTGCACAGATGCAGTCTCAATCTAGACAGAATAAATTACAGTTTGAAACTAATTTAGCGGAAACTCGACGGCGAACCCAGTTATCTGTTGATCAAGCTAATCAAGCACAGCAATCTGCTGTTAAACAGATTAATCAACAAAGAGCTGCTTCTCGACTAGCTATTCAACAGTCAAACTTACAAGCTAGAATCCAACAACAAGCTCAAGCAGCGAACGTTGGTAGGAAATCTAGAAAGAGAGTTGGTACACCTAGATCTCTAAGGACTAAGATTGAAACTGGTTCTGCTTTAGCTATGGGAGGAGGTACTGGTGGTACGTCACAAACAGGGACTGGTGGATTGAATGTCTAGCACAACAGCTCAAGCTCTCTACTCTTTTTTAGAGGCAGAGAAGAATATTTATTTGGATAGGGCTATTGAGTGTAGTAAATACACTCTTCCTACACTTGTTACTGATGCTGATAGAAGCAGCGGTAAGAATCTATACACAAAAGTTAACACTACTTATCAGGGGCTGGGTGCTAGGGGTGTTAATAACTTAGCAAGTAAGCTTTTAATTGCTCTTTTACCTCCAAACCAAGCTTTTTTTAGGTTATCTGTAGATGATATGAAGCTCCAACAGGAGCTAGATAACTATAAAGAAGTTCAATCTGAATTTGATCAACAGCTGTCTCTCATGGAGAGATCAGTAATGAGAGATATAGAGGAGTCAGGAGATAGGACTGCTCTATTTGAAGCTCTTAAGCACCTCATTGTTAGTGGTAACGCAGTATTATATGTAGCTGAAAACGGCACTAGAGTTTATCCTCTTAAATCTTTCTGTGTAAAAAGAGATCCAGAAGGAAACGTTTTAGAAATTGTTATTAGAGAAGAAGTTAGTACAGATGTTTTACCTGAAGGTTCAGCTCCTAAAAATTCAGATGGTAAGTTTACAGATCAAACTACTTTCTTATTTACTCACGTTAAATGGGACTATAAATCTAGTAAGTGTGTTTGGTATCAAGAAGTATATGGTAAAAGAGTAGGTAAAGAGGGCTCCTCTCCTATGGATAAGTGCCCGTTCATAGTGTTAAGACTTTTCCGAGTAGCTCATGAAGCCTATGGGCGTAGCTTCTGCGAAGACCTATTAGGAGATCTTAAATCTTTAGAGTATCTCTCAAAAGCAATTGTAGAAGGTTCAGCAGCTGCGGCTAAGATAATTTTCTTATGTAACCCAAATGGAACTACAAGACCCGATGCGTTGGCTAGAGCTAGCAATGGTTCTATTGTGGCTGGCAATCCTAATGATGTAGCACCGCTACAAATGAATAAACAGGCAGACCTCACGGTTGCCTTGAATACTATTGCTCGTATAGAACAACGACTTAGTTTTGCTTTCTTATTGAATAGTGCCATCCAAGCTGGTACTCAAGGACGTGACCGCGTCACCGCGGAAGAGATCAGAATGGTTGCACAGGAATTGGAGACAGGATTAGGTGGAGTTTATTCCATACTTTCTGTAGAACTACAGCTTCCAATGGTTAGACGCAAGATGGCAATGATGGAACGTCAAGGTAGATTACCCAAATTACCGAAGAACGTAGTGAAGCCTCGTATTACGACAGGTCTGGATGCTCTTGGTAGGGGTAACGATAAAGCTAAACTAATTGAATTTATTACAACCCTAGCTCAGACCTTAGGTCCTGAGACTATGACTAAGTTTGTTAATAACCGAGAGATGATAACAAGACTGGCTGCTTCTGATGGTTTAGATACTTATAAACTTATCAAATCAGAAGAAGACTTAATGGCAGAAGAGCAACAACAAGCTATGATGATGCAACAGCAAGCTCAAGGACAGGACCCACAAAATGATCCTGCAAAACAAGCCGCCCTCATCAAAGCAGAAAATGACTCAGTCAGGACCCAACAAGAAGTCGCAACCGCCCAAGGCTAAGGTTGTAATCTCAGAACCAGTAGACATAGCTCCTCCTAAAAAGGAACTGACTGAGATGGATCTTCGTATTGAAGAGCTTAAGGAAAAAAGCCCTCAAGTTTATGAAGAGTATGTCAACGCTATTAAAAGTAAGAAACGTGCCACAATAGGTCCTGATCTATCTTTACGTGTTGGTTAAACTATGGAACTGAATACAGCTGAGGCTACTCAGGAGACTGGTCCGTATAGTGAAGCAGATCAGCAAGTACTTCAACAAGAAGAAGGTGAAGGTCAACAACAGGAACAACAACCATCTGAGGATCTTATTGGTGGCAAATTTAAAAGTGCTGACGATCTTCTCGAAGCTTACCAGGCGCTTGAGAAGAAACTTGGAGAGCGTTCGGGCTACCAACAAGCTGATGGAGAAGAGGAGGTTCAGGAGACAGAGGCGGATAAACCTCAAGAGACCCCTGTTTTAGGTAAAGAAGATGAGGATGCAATCCTTGAAAGTATCGGGGGTGAAGAGAGTTTTAAAAGGATTCAGGAATGGGCTAAAGGCTCGTTAAATGAAGATGAGCTTGAGGCTTACAATAGAGAGGTAGGTAGTGGTGATTATTTCAGAGCTCGTAATGCCCTTCATTCAATGACGTATGCTTATCGCGAAAATAATGGCTCTGAACCAGAATTGATAGGAGGCAAGCTTTCATCTCGTACTAGCGATGTATTTAGATCTAATCAAGAAGTTGTAGCTGCTATGAGTGATCCTCGTTACTTAAGTGATGATGCTTATACCAAAGATGTTGAGGAGAAGCTCAACCGTAGTGACGTATTAGTACCTAATTAAGCTATTATTAAGGTAGCTTATGTAAAAATTGTTGCCTCTGAGGAGATAACAGCAGTAGAAGCGTGAGCGTTTTTTACATTTAATCTTTAAATCGATGCCAGATTTTTCGAGCATCTCCAGGTTAGGTGGTATTAACGGCGTTCAGTATAACGCTGGTAGTGCTGCTGGTAACTACGAAAAGGAGAATGCTAATTTTATGAAGTTGTTTGCGGGGGAAGTACTTACAGTCTTCAATCGTGAAACAATTTTCAAAGATCTAACCCAAAAGCGTACCATATCATCGGGAAAATCCGCAGAATTTCCAATTACGGGTCGTTTTTCTAGCCGCTACCATCGTCCAGGCGATTGGATAACAGGTCAGGGAAACAAAGGGATGACAGGATCCAAGATTGTAACGATCGACGATCTACTTATCGCTGATGCTTCAATCTATGACCTTGATGAGGCCAAGCTTCATTGGGACGTTAGATCAATCTACAGTAAGGAATTAGGTAGGGCTTTATCAAGGGCCTATGACCAGCGTCTAGTCCGTACACTTCAAACAGCTTCCGAGTCTGATGGACGTGTTAAGGACTGGGATTCTAAGAGATTCCAAATCGCAGGTGGTACGTATGCTTCTGTAAGTACAAACACAGTTACTCTTTCTGCTAACTTCGCAACAGCTGAGCTTTCATACTGGGCTGTAGGTGAAGTGGTATATGGTGAGGACTCAGGTGCTTACGCTGTTATCACTACTGCTCCTACTAACGGTGCTGCAACCTTTGTTATTAACCCAATCGGTTCTATCGGTACTGGTACTAATGCAGGGTTCAAAGTTGGAGAACGTCTATTCGTTCTAAACGCACTACCAGGCGGAACAGCAATTACAACCTCAACTCTTAACGCAACTAGAGCAACTAGAGGCGATGAGATTGTTGAGTACTTCTACCAGGCTTGCCAAGCTCTAGATGAGAAAGATGCCCCTCGCGATGGTCGTGTCGCAGTGGTTGGACCAGGCGCATACTATGACTTGATTGCTTCTTCAAGGGCTATCAACACTGACTGGAACTCCGGCGGTGGTGAGAACGGCTCCTTCAAAGGTAATAGAGTTCTTAGTGTTGCTGGTTTCGACATCAAGGTATCTAATCACCTTGGTGACAACGCTTACAACTCAGCTCGTCAGGGCTACGTTGGACAAGCTAACCAAGCTGCTACAACTCGTGGTGAGCGTCCTAACTACATCAATGGTAAGGATGGTTCCGACGGAACTGCAGCATCAGGTACTAACGACTACTGGCAGGATGAGCAAGGTAATACCTCAAGTGTTGCTAACTTGTTTGCTCTATGCTTCACAAAAGAAGCAGTCGGTACAGTCGCTCTCAAGGATCTGAGTATGCAGATGACTGGTTCTGAGTACAAAGCAATGACTCAGAGCACCATGATGGTTGCTTCCTACGCTGTTGGACACGGTATACTCCGTCCCGACTGCTGCGTTAGCATCAAGCATGACGGTACAAACCGCTGGTAATTAATCTCTTAATTACGAATACAATAAGGGGAGGCGTAAAGTTTCCCCTTTTTGTTTAAATAATGGCAACTACAAAACTACAAGCAGTTAATACACTTCTTTCCATCATTGGGGAAGCACCTGTCAATTCTTTGGTTCCTCCTTTAACTGGAGATACAAGTCTTGCAGACAGTGTACTTGATGAAATAAGTAAAGAGATCCAAGGTGAAGGTTGGTCTTGGAACACAATGTTATACGATCAAATTCCTTTAGATACTAATGGGCATAGTTCTCTTCCTAGTAATACTCTTGCTATAAGGTTTAATCCAGTTTCATATCCTTCCCAACGGTTTGTATTAAGGGGTGTTAAACTTTTTGATCGAGTTAGAAATACTTATGACTTAAGAGGAAGTCTTGGAGTGGCTTTAACAGGTACTACTCAAAGTGATTTAGTTGCTGAAGTTGTTGAGGAACTTGCTTGGGATGATGTACCTGAGACTGGTAAAAGATATATAATGATCCGATCTGGAAGAATATTCTCTAATAGAGCTATAACTTCAACTAGCATAGAAGCTTACACCCAAGAAGATGAGGAGAACGCTCGTCAAATTCTGAAGCGTACAGAAGATATGGCTCAGAATAATAACTTCATTAGTGGTCCTGATGATTTATATGATGGACGGGTAATGACTGTCTTTGGTCCTGATATCCTTAACCGCTAATGTCTAAAGAAATTTTTAGTCAGATAATTGGTCCACTTAATAAAGGAGTGAACCAACAGGCAGATAGCTTTGTACTTCCAGGTTTTGCTAAGACTCTTGAGAACGCTAACTGTGATCTTGTAGAAGGTCTTAAGAAGAGACTAGGGTCTGTACCTCTTAAACAAGTAGATACTCTTACTAAGAATGCAGGTGGTAATACCTTAGTAGGAACTATTAAGTGGGATGAAGCTTGGGTTTATGTTTACAACAGGAGTACCGATGAAAGGTTCATACTTATTATTGCTGATGACAGCAGGACTGTTACTAAAACTGTTACTACTGTCAATAACTCTGCGGTGGTTACTGTAAGTTCAGGCGGTGTAACTGATTTATTCGTTGGCTCAGAAGTAAGTGGTACTAACATTCCTAGTGGATCAAAAATTGTTGAGATTGGTGCAACCACCTTTACTCTGGATAAGAACGCAACAGCAGCAGGTTCTAGTATTACTGCCACTATTGAATCTAACTACACATTCACTGCAGGAGTTTCTAATGTAGAACCTATTAGTGGGACATTACCTAGTGTTGTACCAGTTGAGCAAACTTTTGCAAATATAACTAATACTAATCTTGAATATCTTAGAGGTTCAGGTAGAGCTAGAGATAGATTCAGAGCAACATCATTTCAAGATTATGTATTTATAACTAATATCCAGAAGAAGACTGCTTACGACAGTTCAGAGACTTTAACAAGATTTAATATTGGATCTATAAGCAATGTTTACCAACCTATAAAGGCTCAAGTTTGGGTCAAACTAGTTGACTACAATACACAGTATTCAGTTGATATTGAGTTAGACGACGGAGATAAGATAAACGGTCATTATATGACTCCTACTCTTACAGACTCTGCTGGTAATTCAAACATTGTCAGTTCTGCCACTATTGCAGAAAGACTAGTTACTTATACAACCACTATTACAGGTACTACTGCTAACGGTAATGCAAATATTACCAGTGTTAGCACTACTTCAGGTACAGGAGATATTTGGAAAGTCCACGGTGGGGAACTCATTACTGGTACAGGTATACCATCTAACACTTTTGTTAAAGAAGGAAGCGTTGATACTACAGCGGGTACTTTTACTCTTGCTAATGAAGCTGGGTCTAATGTAAACGCTACAGCTAGTGGAGCTGTAACACTAACTCTTAAGCACGGTCTTGATGATGTAGATATAAATAACAAACTTACGTTTGAAGTAAAAGACTCTCAAATATTAATAGGCTGTGCTAGTGCTTCTAGATATATCAAAAGCTTTGTAGCTTCTGACGCTAGAGGTAACAGCTTAATGTCTGGTTACTCTAGTCAGGTTACTTCTATTGTTGATCTTCCTACTACATCTTGGGAAGGTTACACAGTACTCGTAGCTCCAGATGGTACAGCAGATAAGAGTTCTTATTATTTGAAGTTTAACGCTGAGAACACTACTGTTGCTGGTACTTATGGTAGAGGTACTTGGGAGGAGTCAGGAGGTTGGGGAGCTAGAGGAAAGCTAGATGACAACACAATGCCTCACGCTTTTGTTTATTATAAAAACGATGACGGCTTAACTCGTTTTACTTTCCAACCTTTCAGTGGCAGTAACTACACAGATGGTTCTACAACTGTTGCAATACCTGGATGGGTTGTAAGGTTAGCAGGTGATGAAACAGAACAGCCAGGCCCATCCTTCTTAGGTTTTACTATTAGTGATCTTGTGTTCTTTAAGAACCGTTTAGGGTTCATTAGCGGAGAGAACGTAATACTCAGTGAAGCTGGTTCTTATTACAACTTCTGGCAGCAATCAGCTTTAAAGGTTATAGATAATGATCCTATAGATTTAACTGCTGTTAGTAATGATGTAGCTGTACTTAACTACGCTCTACAGCAACAGGATGAACTAGTACTATTTTCTAATGAGAACCAGTTCCGACTCTATTCAGGTGACAACGTAACGTTTAGTCCTGAAACAGCTTCTGTAGGTAGGATTAGTTCCATCACTATGGAAGCAAAGGTCAAACCACAGCAGGTAGGACCTCAGGTAATTTTCCCAGTTAGAG